CATAATCTATATCTTTATAGAGTTACCAAAAAGGCGAGTCTCTCGACTCGCTTTTTTATTGTCAATAAAAAATTATTAGGGTAAGCTAAATTAGAGGAAAGCAATTTTAATTATGCTATATCAACACAAAGTTACAGGTGGATTGGTTGAGAAAATATCTCAACACGGAGAAGGGATCTTCATGGTAGTCAATGCGAATGATGAAGTTGATTACGTTCATGAAGATGATTTAATTCCACATTTGGAGGCAACTAACGAAAAAATTAAAACGGAAGAAAGATTAACTGCGGAGTTAAAAGCTACTGGAGATAAATCTGCAAAACCAACTAATAGAGAAACTTTTCCTCTCGATAGAAGGTTAAATATAAATACTGCAAGTGCTAGACAGATTGCTGATACTCTGCCCGGAGTTGGTTTAAAAACCGCTAGAGATATAAAAGATTTACAAACTACAATGACAGGTGAAAGATATACAAAATTAGAACAATTAAAAGGAATTAAAAGAATTGATTGGGATGCAATATTTAAAGATAATTTAGTGAGAGTAGACTAGTAACAGGTATATTTTACTTGTTTGAATGAAGCTCGATACCTTTTTACAATCAAAAGTACGTTGGCATTTAGGTTATAACATAACTTCCATACCAGCTGGTGACCAAGCTCGATTAGAAGAGGCATTAAATAATGTTCAGGATTCTTTCTGGGTAAGTAAGATTGTAGAACAGGTTAGTAGATGTGATGAAGCAGAAAAGAGAACAGATATGACTGGTAGTGTTAATAACAATAATATTCCAAAAAATAGAATAGAAAGTATTCTTGGTGACGTTGATCGTACTGTTTCAACTTCTGATTTTAAACAAACTTTAAAAACTTGGACAGAAATTTATATTTATGAAACAGATAGATTAGCCATGCATCTTTACGTTCCTAACTATCGTAATCCAGAACAGGCTAGATACAGATTTAATAGAGAAGGTGCAGAGTTTATACAGGCTTTACCTGGACCTGCTGATGTAGCTGTAGGTACACGTTTATTACTAGAAACAAATCATAGGTAAGAACATTTCCCCCTGTTATTCTTAAGAAAAGGAATGAAAACTTGCGATGGCAGTAACCTACTTTCAAGACACAATATTTTTTACGGATACAAGTTTATCTGCTCCAGGGGATGGGACAGTTTTACAAGTAGCATCAAATAATTTCTTCGCTACAAAGAGTTATACTTTGACAGTGACAGTAGCTTCAATTAATACTAATGTAGTTGTACGTTTAGATGGAAGTATTGATGGAACTAACTATGCTCCTATTATTGGTGCTCAAACTATTACTGACAATGGTACTACTGTTTATAGTGTGGCAGATAGACCAGTAAAATTTGTAAAAGCTGTATTTGTCAGTGAAGCTGGCGGAACTGCTGCAACAGTATTATTTAATATAGCTGCTTTATAAATGGCTGTTTTACCAAGAACACAACTTGGATATACTTTAGGTATAAAGAGAGATAAAGATATTATTAGTCAGGGTGAGAAAGTACCTAATAACCCTTTTGAGCAAAGTAGAGGTCGTACTAGAATGGCAGGAGATAAACGAGTAGATATCTTTACTGCGGAAAGGGATTACATGAGAGCCCCCACTGTTAGAGGAGATTATTTACCTAATCGTTTTGTAGCTTCCGTACCTGTATCTAGATTGGAGAATTCTGATGGCTAAAGGAAAAATGCCTCCCCAGCTTCTTGAATATTTTAAGAATAAAAATAAGAAGAAAGAGGATGGCAGTGGTGAAAAGATGACTGACAAAGAGAAACGTAAAGAAGCTTTAGATAAAGCTAAAGATGCTAAGTCTAAAAAAATGAAAAAAGACGAAAAATAAGGAAAAAAACCTTCCTATATAATTAAACTAAGTCTTCTAGAAAGTTAAAGTGTCAAGCAGTAGTTCAAACAAACAACCATTAATGGTGGATCGCCCAGCAACCGCCTCCACATTATGCACGGTTTCTTCAGGTCAGTCTTTCTTAACAAGTTTGATACCTACATCAACTGGTGGTGCTACAAAAGTATTTGATGTTGACTCAGCTTTGACAGACACGTCAATTAGTGGAGCATATGTAGATGAGATATTTTTTAGATATACAAAAAGAGTTTTACAAACGATTGATGCAGTAACAGCCACAGCATCAACATATTCTGCCATTAACACTACTTGTACAGTTACTGTCGCAACAGGTCATAATTTAGAAATTGGTCAAAATGTGTTTTTAGATTTTACAAGTTACAGTTCAGGAACGGTTCCAAAAGATGATACATTTACAGTTTTAGATACAGTTAATTTCACCAGTACTACATTCGATGTAACAGTTCCGTCAGTAGGAGGCTCAGCTATTACAGGAAATGTAAATGTTTCATTACCCACTGATTTTTGTGTTTATCTTGTAAATGTTGGAACAGTTACAAATATAACTCAATTCTTGCCATTATTTGTTGCAAGTATTGATTGTAGTCAGCAGTATTACAGTTTAACTGAAGAAAAAATATTACCTTTAATAAATCACCCTACTGTTCAAGCTGGAGCTAATTTTGGATCTGCTAATAATACAGTTGCTCCAAAACAAAGAGGTTTAATGCTGAAAAGAGGTCAGGCTTTGTACGTGGCTGCAAGTGGTGCTAATGCTTTGACAAATGGATTTTATTGTAATGTACAGGGTGGTTTCTATTAAAGATTATGGCATTCGAAATAAAAGGTTTCGGTGAGCCATCAAAATTTAATTTTAAAAGTTTTAAAAATTTTAATAATAGTCCAAAAAAAGAAAGTATATATCCAAGAGGATCTGACGGATATGAATTAGAAAGTGAAGTAAAATTTTATAATCAGGATTCTTTATGGACTAGATGGAGAAGAGGATATGAATTATATGTAATGATGCAAACAATATTAGGATCTACTTCTAAAGAAAGAGATAGAAGAGGAGACTATAGATTGTTTTTTACATTCCAACAATTTCCCGGAGTTTTTATACCAGCAAGAATATTTACTTTTCCTTCTAAAAATAAAGAATTAGGTGAACATGTATGTGGGATGAGAGACACAGATGGATTTAGTTTTTATAATTTTGGTTTACCTATACTTGCAGTTAGATATTTAGCTCCATCTGTAGATGCAACTTATCAACAAACAGGAACAACTTTAGTTGTGACTAAAACAGATCATGGTTTATTTCCAGGAGATGATGTTTTCTTAGACATTTCTACTGGTACTGGAATTGATGAGACATTAGAGATTGTAAGTAAAACTCAAAATACATTTACAGTTACAGCTACTAATTCTTTAACAACTTCAGGTAATGTAACCTATCATAATTCCACAGCATTTACTGATACTCGTTGGAGATTTGTAAGAGTTAAATTAAGAACTTTACCTACCGAAGTGGCTTTTCTTGCAGGTGAAAGAATGGCAGATCGAATAATAGAAAAAGATCCAGGAATTTCTTCTACATACACAAGATCAGGCTCAGAAGTAACAGTAACTTGTAGCTCAGTTCATGGTTTATCAACAGGTAACAAAGTATTTTTAGATGTAAGTACAGGTAATGTTTCTTCTGGTAGATACACAATAGAAGTTACATCAACAACACAATTTAAAGTCACCACAATAACAAGCGGATCTACATCAGGAAATCTTACTTTAAGTAGATTACTAAGAGGATTTAGATATGACGATTATGTAGGATACACAGTAACAGGGTCTGATGCTAATACTAATGAAATAATATTTCAAAAGAAAGATAGCTATGGAGCAAGAACTGTAGACACAGTAGCTAAAACAACTGTTCCAGCTCATAGAGGTTTTGCAGTAGGTAGATTTTTAACAACAGAATTAAGATGGAACTGTTCATGCCAAGATTTTTCGAGAAGAGATAGTTATGATTTATTTAAAAGATCAAATAGTTCAAGATTTCCAGTAACACCAATTAGAGATACAAAACCCGGAAATGTATTACAACCAGATGGAACTCTCAGTGACGAAAGAGATATTCCAGGTACCTTTAGAGATTTAGGATATGTAACTATTAACAATTTTTATGAGCTGCCAGAATATGAAGATGAACAAGAAAATTCTTTTCAAAATTTACAATATTATCAACTTCGTTGGTGTAAACATATTTACGCAGCAATGTGGTCACTAGTTCATGATGAAGGTAATGAACCTCTTAAATTAGCAGCTAAATATTCTCAGTCTGGAATAAATATAACTGTTGATTTTGAAAATCATAATTTAAATAAAAACGATAAAATTCAATTAAATTTTACAAGTGGAAATGCAATCTCAGGAGAATACACAATAAGTAATGTCCCGAATCCAAATAGTTTTGTAGTTGTATATCCTTTTGATGAAACAACAAGTGGTTATGTGACAGTAGAAAATTTAAAAAAACATGAGTATGTTGGAGCATGGTTATTAGAACCTAATGACAAACCTATAGGTCAAGGTCTTGAAGCATGGGAAAGAAATTGGAAGAAAGAACAAGAAAAACTTAGAGAATCTGCAGAAATATTTGCTTTATATAATCGCTCAACAAAATGGGAAGGTAACAAAGAAATTATTGGTAATTTCAATAATAAACAAAATGTAGCTAACTTTGATCCATCTGTTGTAGCTATGACCTTAACTGATAGTTTAAAAAGAGATGCAGAAGGAGGATTGGATAGATCAGGACGATCTTTAAATACTACAAATAGAATGATTGCAATGGTAAATAAATTATTTAATAAATCTCCCACTGTTTTAGATGATATTAAATTTGGAATAATTAATAAACCTTTAATCGAATTTACTGATATTTTTGAGTCTGGCTTGATTAATGCAGGCGATTATATAAATGGAGAACTTGTAGATTCTGCTGTTAATACTAGTAATCTTGATGCTAGTACTTATAACCCAGATACTGATCAGGATACAGTAGTAGATGCAGGATTATACATAAACGTAGAGTAAATTATGGCAGTACAAATTCAGACAAGAAGATCTAGCACACTTAATGACAGACCATTCCCAACAAGATTAGGAGAAGGAGAATTAGCTTTAAATAATAATAGTACAAGTCCAGGTTTGTTTTTTGCTGATAATGTAGCTTCTCCAAGCACTGGATTAATAAAAGTAGGTCCTGTTCATGTTGGGTCTACGTCACCAAATAGTTCCGCTGCTGGCTTTACATCATCAAGTAAAGGTGAGACTTGGTTGGATACAACAAGCACTGAAATATTTAAAATTTTTGATGGATCTTCATTTCAAACTGCCAAAGCAGTAGTATCTATTTCTGCAGGTCAACCAGCAAATCCTGTAAACGGACAATTACATTATGATACATCTGCAAGTCAATTAATTATGTATAGCTCCGCTTCTTCTGCTTGGATAAATGTTTAGTTAGTGTGATTTAAAAGATGATCTAAAATTCTATCTAATTTAGTATGAACTGCTTGCATTTCTCTCAAAAAATCTTCTTTTAAAACATAATCATGAATAACTGTATTTTTTAAATCATCTACTTCTCTCTGAATCCTGTCAAATTTTCTATCTATTTTTTTATTAAAATTTCCTAAAGCTCTACTAATACCAGCAAAGGCACCGATACTACCAGATATTATTGCTGCAATTACTTGAGGTTCCATACTTATATTATAATGGTAGGCACAGTTTAAAATAGATATTAATAGAGGTAAATTATGTCAACTGCTTACGAACCGAACATAGAGGGAGCTATTGCAGTCTTAAGGGATTTGATGATAGCAAATAATTTTACAATGACTCGTCAACCATATGAACCTAACTATAGAGGATTAGTAGATGCAGTAATAGATGTAAAAGAAGGTTTTCCAAATTTTGCACCCTTACAAGTAGGTTTTGATGCTACAGCATTTGAAAATGTTAGTGAATCAGATGCTCTATATATGAGAACTTCTGATGGACAAGTAGGTAAGGCTAGTGCAGCCGATGGAACGATAGAGAATGCGACTGTTGTAGGATTTGCAAATACTGATGCAACTGCTAATTCTACTGTAAAAGTCATAGTGGTAGGTATAAAATCTATGACAGGGTTAGACGCAGGCGATTTATATTTTCTATCTCCAAGTACAGATGGGGCTATTACTCTTACACCTCCATCAACTGCAGGACAAGCTGTAGTAAGACTCGGAGAAGCTGCCACTACGACTTCTTTTGCAATACAAATTGAGCCACCTATTAAGTTAAGCTAATGTCAGTTGTAAAAAATTATGAGCCTTATGAACCTAATGCACAAGGTTTAACAGAAGCACTTTTAGATTTTAAATCAACTTTTGTAGGAACACCAGCTCCGAAAGTGACTGGATATGTTGCTACTACATTTGAAAATGTAACTCAAGGAGATGCAGTGTATGCTAGGGCAGCTGATGGATTTGTTGGTAAAGCAATAGGTAATGATACTTTTGACAAAGCTAAAGTTGCTGGATTTGCAGAGACAACAGAAACATCTGGTTCACAAGTTCGTGTTTTAGTAAGAGGTATTATTGCAACATCAGGTTTAAATTTTGGAAATGAATATTTTTTATCTACAAGCTCTGCAGGATCTATAACAGAAACTCCTCCTACAGGAGCAGGTAATTATCTAACTAGGGTTGGAGAAGCTGGATCTACTGGACAATTTATTATAAAAATAGAAACTCCAATCCTTTTAAGTTAACAGTTTACTGGACGTAAAATAAATATAACTAGCAATTCAATAATTTTTGAATTGTATCGGAATATAAAATGGCAACAAGAAAGGCACTTGTTTTAGTTTCAGGTCTATTTCAGGAGTTAAATTCTTCTTCTGATAAATTAGATTTTGCTGGAAATAGTACATCTGATTTAAGTGAAGGTTCAAATCAATATTTCACAACATCTAGGGCTAGAGGATCAGTATCTGTAACTGATAGTGGTGGAGATGGGTCTTTGGCTTATAACAGTACTTCAGGAGTAATTACATATACAGGTCCCTCAGCTTCTGAAGCAAGAGCACATTTTAGTGTTGCTTCTGGATCTGGATTAAGTTACAACTCTGGGACTGGAGAGTTTGGTACTAGTTCTATACCTAATTCTCAGTTAGCTAATTCAGCTGTAACTATTGGAGGGACAAGTGTTTCTCTAGGTGCTACTCAAGGGACTTTTACAGGTTTAACTTCTTTAACCTCTACAACTCTTATAGGTACAACCTTAGTTTCTGGAGCAGTAGATGCAGCTAATGCTATCTCAATAGCAAGTGGAAATATTACATTTGAAGGTTCATCAGCTGATGCAAACGAAACAATACTGACAGCAGCAAACGCAACAGGGAGTGATAAAACACTTACTTTACCTAATGAGACAGGAACAATATTATCAACAGCATCATCAATTGCTAACAGTAATTTAGCTAATTCTTCAGTAACAGTTGGAAGCACTTCTATATCTTTAGGAGGCACAGCAACCACAATAGCTGGATTATCATCTTTAACGTCTACAACATTAGTTGGTACTACTTTAATATCTGGTTCAGCCGATGCTGCAAACTCAATAAAACTTGTAAGTGGAACTTTAGTTTTTGAAGGTTCTACTGCGAATGATTTTGAAACAACTATATCTGTTACTGATCCTACAGCTGATAGAACAATTACGTTTCCAGATGCAGCTGGCACCGTAGTTTTATTAGGGTCACTAAGTGTCGCTGGTGGTTCTGGATTAACATATAATTCGGGTACAGGTCAGTTTGGAACTAGTTCAATACCTAATTCACAATTAGCAAATAGCACAGTTACTGTTGGATCTACAGCTATATCTTTAGGATCAAGTGCTACTACAATTACTGGATTATCTTCAGTGACTTCAAGTGCTTTAGTGACTGATGATAATGGATTTAGAGTAAGAGATAATTCTGATAATACAAAACAATTAGCTTTTGAATGTTCAGGAATCTCAGGTAGTACAACTAGAACCATGACTGTCCCTGACAGTGATGGGACAATCAGCACTGAAAGTTTTGCTACCGCAATAGCAGTAGCGTTATCATAGTATTATGGCAACCCAGGTTCAATTTAGAAGAGGAACAACAGCTGAGCATCAATCGTTTAAAGGTGCTGATGGTGAAGTTACGGTAGACACATCTTTAAAAACTGTTGTTATTCATGATGCATTAACAAATGGTGGATTTCCAGTATTAAGACAGGATGGATCTAATTCACAACTTAATAGAGGAACTACTAATAATTGTGCTCTTAAATTTACAGGAGATGCTAATACAGGATTAATAAGCCCAGCTGCGGACGAAATAGCTTTAGTTACTGGTGGGTCTAGCCGTCTTACAATAGATGCTAATGGAGCTGCTACCTTTACAGGTAATGTCCAAGTTAATGGAACTTTATCAGTAACAGGAAGCTTTGATTCCGGGGAAAACTTAGCATTAATTATTGCTTTAGGATAATATGGCAAACACCTTCAAAGTCGATACAAAATCAAGTTGTACAACTGACGCACATACGAGTGCAACCGCAAATGTCGTGACAGCTGGTGGTTCTGCTACTTTAGTTCTTTTAAGTATTCTTGTTTCTAATAAAACAGGGGCTAGTGCAGACGTAGATGTTTTCTTAGTAACTAACACTGGAGAAGATGTTTTTCTTTTAAGAAATGCACCAATACCAGCTGGATCTTCACTTGAATTAATTAGTGGATCAAAAGTAATTATGGAAAGTAGTGATGTTCTTCGTGTTAGAGCTGATACTGCTAGTGCTATTGACGTTACCGTAAGTTATCTAGAGCAGACCTAATATGGGATTAACCACAAATAATGATCTTGTTACTTTATCTTCTAATTTTGAAAGTCTCAAAGCCAAAGTTGAGGCAATTGAGATTATTGTTTATGGAGAAAAGGTTTTAGAACTTGATGATTCTACTTGGGAAAATATTCGAAAAAAAAGAGATTATATTTTAAAATCTACAGATTGGACTGTAGTGCCAGGATGTAGTGTTGATCAAGCTCAATGGTCTGCATATAGACAAAATTTAAGAGATATACCTCAAACTTTTAAAATAATTACAGATGTTGTATGGCCGAGTCAACCATCTACTTCTGGACCTAATTCTTAGAAAGTTCTCATATTTACTGAGCTTAAAATAAACAGAGATACTAAGACGATTCTGGATTAAACTGCTATGCCATATATTGGAAATACTATTCGTGCTGCTGACGATTATAGATTAATTGATGACATAAGTAGTGGGTTTGATGGCAGCGAAACAAGTTTTGCATTACAAGTTGCTGGTTCTTCTCCAGTTCCTTTTCCAAAATCACCTCAACAGGTTTTAATATCAGTAAATGGTGTTATTCAAGAACCTGATCCTACAGGTAATTCAGGATTTAATTTAGTTGGTACAAATATAGTTTTTAGTTCTGCCCCTACAAATGGGCATGCATTTTTTGGAATAATCTATGCAACTGCTGATTATCTAAATGCAGGTGGTACATTTCCAGACGGGTCCACAGGTTCGCCCTCCATTACCTTCTCAAATGATACCGACACCGGCCTAATTAGACCAGGTTCAGGTAGTATTGGTTTTGTTTCTAACTCTACTCAGATTGCAAATATAGATGGTAATGGTTTAACAGTATCTAACAAAGACGCAACCATAAACTCAATAACAGTAGGTAAAGGTACAAACTCAGTTGCGGGCAACACAGTTCTTGGAGAAAGTGCTTTAGATGCTGCTGTTACTGGTGCAAATAATACTGCTGTTGGTAAAGATACACTCACACTTTTAACTTCTGGAGCTTCAAACACTGCTGTTGGTAGTGAAGCATTAGAGGATATCACAACAGGAAGTTTTAATGTTGCTATTGGTAGACAAGCATTAAAAGATAACACAGAAGCAAGTAACAACATCGGCATCGGCAGAAATGCGTTAGGAGCTAACACCACTGGAACGCAGAATATAGCTATAGGTTCTTTAGCTTTAGACTCTAATACAACAGCAAACAACAACACAGCAATAGGTTATAACGCATTAACAGCAAATACAACTGGAACAGAAAATGTAGCTGTAGGAGCACTAGCTTTAGATGCCAGCACTACTGCTAGTTACAATACTGCATTAGGCCATAATGCTTTAACTGCAAATACAACTGGAACAGAAAACACTGCATTAGGAAATAGAAGTTTAGATGCCAATACAACAGGCAGTAATAATGTTGCTGTAGGTCAAGCTGCACTTACATCAGCAACTACTGCTTCTTACAACACAGCAGTAGGAGATGATGCACTTAAACTTAACACCACTGGAACGCAGAATACCGCTGTTGGTAATAATTCTTTGGATGATAATACTACAGGAAACTACAATACTGCTTTAGGTTCTTATGCTTTAGGTGATCAAACAACAGGCGATAATAACACTGCTGTTGGTAGGCAAGCATTAAAATTTAATACTACAGCTGATGATAATACTGCCGTTGGATATCACGCACTTCAAGTAAACACAACTGGCACAAGAAACACTGCTGTGGGTGGTGTAGCTTTAGATGCTAATACAACTGCGGATAACAATACTGCTGTAGGTTATGCTGCTTTAAGTTCAAATACTACTGGGTCAAGTAATACTGCTGTTGGTCAAGCTGCTTTAGCGGTAAATGTTTCTTCAAGTGGTAACACTGCTGTTGGAAGAGCAGCGTTAAATGTCACTACAGGAGGTAGTAATACTGGTGTTGGTAATGGTGCGTTAGAAAGTAATACAAGTGCATCTAATAACACTGCTGTAGGTTACGAAGCATTAGGAGCAAACACAACTGGACATTCAAACGTAGCGGTAGGTTCAACTGCTTTAGATGCGAATACTGAAGGAATTAATTTAGTTGCTATTGGAGAAGATGCACTAGGTGCGAACACAACTGGTGATTATAATGTTGCTGTTGGTAGATTGGCATTATCTTCTATTACGACAGTAGGAAACACAGTTGCTGTTGGTGCAAGTGCTTTACAAAACAACACTTCAGGCACCGGTAATACTGGTATTGGTTACAATACTTTACTTTCAAATACAACAGGAACTAATAATACAGCTTGTGGTCGTCAGGCTTTAGACAATAATACAACAGCAAGTAATAATACTGCAGTAGGTTACGAAGCATTAGGAGCAAACACAACTGGAACTCAAAACGTATCTGTAGGATATGGTGCTTTAGATGCTAACACTACAGGCTCATATAATACTGCAATTGGACATGAGGCTTTAGGTGCAAACACAACTGCTATTGTTTCTACTGCTATAGGGTGGGGTGCACTTTTATCAAACACAACAGGTGCTCAAAATACTGCTGTTGGTGCAAATTGCATGCAAAGTAACACAGAAGGTGGCAGTAATGTTGCTATGGGTAGACAAGCTTTACAATCAAATACTACTGGTAATAACAACACAGCTATTGGTTATACTGCATTAATTTCAAATACAACAGCAGATAATAACACAGCTTTTGGATATAATTCTTTATTTGCAAACTCAACTGGGACACAAAATGTTGGTGTTGGTTCTTTATCTCTAGATGCAAACACAACTGGTAACTACAACGTAGGTGTAGGAACAAGTGCATTAACAACTAATACAACTGGGGATTTAAACGTAGCAGTTGGACAATCAACTTTATTTTCCAACACAACAGGTGGCAATAACGTCGCTGTTGGTTATAACGCTTTAAATGCATCCACAACAGCAAATAATAATACAGCAGTTGGGAATAAAGCTTTAGAAGCAAACACAACTGGAACAAGCAACACAGTTTTAGGTAGTGAAGCATTAATGACTAGTACAACATCAAATAATATGGTAGCTATTGGTAGAAGAGCTTTACAATTAAACACTTCTGGAAGTAGTAATACAGCCGTTGGTGGTTTTGCCATGGATGCTAATACAACTGGATATTATAATGTTGGTCTTGGTACTGAGGCATTAACTGATAATACAACTGGAGTCCAAAACACGGCTGTTGGTACTTTTGCTTTAGTTGATAATACTACGGCAAGTAATAATACTGCGGTTGGGTATAGATCTTTATTTTCTAACACAACTGGAACTGCTAATACTTCGGTTGGTTCTCAATCTTTAGATGCTGCTACAACTGTCACAAATGTAACAGCTGTTGGTGCTGGTTCATTAACTAGCTGCACAACTGGTGTATCGAATACTGCTGTTGGTTCAGACTGTTTAAGAGATGCTACAACTTCTAATGACAATACTGCAGTGGGAGCTTTTGCTGCTAGGGCTGTAACCACAGGAGTGTCTAACACCGCAGTAGGAAGAGCCTCAATGCTTAATACTACAACTGGTCATGCAAACACTTCTGTTGGTAGTAATGCTTTTTATACAAATTCTACAGGTCAAGACAACACAGCTGTAGGTGAACAAGCTATGTTCAACTCAACAACTGCTAGTAGAAATACATCAATTGGTAAGGCTGCTGGATATGAAATGACAACTGGAGATAATAATCTGTTACTTGGTGATGATGCTGGAAGAAGTACCTCCCCATCTGGCACCATAACTACAGGAAGTAATAATGTTTGTTTAGGTGATAATAATATAGCTAATTTATTTTGTGCTGACACATCAATTTCTTCATCAGATTCAAGAGATAAAACAGATGTTACCGATTTTACTAAGGGTTTAGACTGGATAAAAGCTTTAAGACCAGTTACTTATAGATGGGATAGAAGAACTTGGTACGGAACAGATGAAAAGCCTTATGGTACACCTGATGGATCTAAAAAGAGAGCTAGATTGCACGTTGGTTTCTTAGCACAAGAGGCATTAGAAGTGGAGAAAGCAAATGGTTATGGAAATTCAAATGATGATTCTTTAATTTTAAATTTAACTGATGACGGTATGAGTTACGGAATGAAATATGAAAGACTCGTACCAATGCTTGTTAATGCGATTAAAGAATTAGAAACAAGACTAGCTGCTGTAGAGGCTGCATAAAATTAGCCATTTTAAACTAGATATATCAAAGATTGTTAATTTAGATGGCATACATTGGAGCAGAACCTGTACCAGGTCAAAATAGAGAAGTAGATGATATATCAGGAAGTTTCAATGGAAGCACTACTGCATTTACTCTACAAGTTTCATCAGTTAATGTAAGTCCTGAAAGTGCAAATAATATCATAGTTTCTGTAGGTGGTGTTATACAGAATCCAGGAACTGATTATACAATTGCTGCGAGCACAATAACCTTTACGACAGCACCTGCTTCAGGTCTTGATTTCTTTGGATTAATTTTAGGTGCAGGAATTAACACTGCAACTGTTGCAGACCAAGTTATAACAAACGCAAAAATAAGTAATACTGCTGGAATATCAGGATCAAAAATTGCACCAGATTTTTCAGCCGTTAATGCTGTTACTACAAGATTCATGGTTCCTCCAAAAATTACCACAACTCAAAGGGGTAATTTAACAGGATTAGTTTCAGGTGCATTTATTTATAACACAACATTAAATAAATTACAGGTATACAATGGCTCAGCATGGGAGACAGTTACTAGCTCTACTTAATATGTGCTGTTGCATGAGATATATCAATTTAGTAAAATTTAATTAAATACTTAAAAAAAATGCAAAAAATTTTTAACGCTATTGCTGTTGCTTCAGGAGTACTTACACTAACAATAATAGGTGCTGGTATCTACGGTTATAAATATATAACCAGCGATAACTTTGAAAAGATGATCAAAAACAAAGTTATGGGAGATATTCAGAAAGTACTTCCTAAAGCTATCGAGAGCGAGTTACCAGACACCACAGGGATCTCTATACCCTTCTAATGAGCATCCCAGATATAGATATACCAAATATATCTATACCTCATATACCTGTTCAAGTAATAGAGCCAGTAAGAGTATTTGGAGATTATGTAGTTCACCCTTCTTTTAGTGAGCCATCTCTCCTACTTCCTGGCTGCTATAAAACTCATCGTGATGCTAGTAGAAATTCTAATCTTGTAAATGATGATCCCAGAGGTACGTTTTGGAATTGCCCTTGGGGTGAATTACCAGAGATAATGCCTCTACAATTTGATAGATCTAAAATGATTTATTCAAATGATGTAAAAGAAGAAAAGAAAAAAGAAGAGCCGGTAATAGTTAAAGAACAAACAAAACCAGAAATTCCTAAAGAAAATAAAAAAGAAACATTTTTTCCACCATGTCCAGATCCTAATTCAAAGCTCAGAGTGGGCTCATTTGCTAATGAGAAACGCTTAGAAAAAGTTAAGGAATTTAAGTACAACGAAGATAAGACAGAATGCCTAACTATTTGGGAAGATGTGACATATGTTGATCAATGGATGCCAGAGCCAACCTTAGTCATAAACACGGTAATAATAGCCTCTATAGCTGCTACCAGCCCTGCTTTAATAAATATTATTAAAGGTATTACGAAGAATATTATGAAGAAAATTACTTCTTCTCAGGGATCGAAAAAGAATGATAATGCTTCTCAATCTGATTAGGTTTTGGAGTTAAATATACGTCCTTGCATACGTTATAAAAAACAGAATCTTTTCTAACATTTATACCTTTTTGTTTTAATTCACCACAGTGTTTTACCCTTGCAACATGCCATTCTAATTCTAAATTTTTTAATTTTTGATTTTGAATACCTATTTGAGTTGAGGCTGCTTCTTTACATAATTTACCCAGTTTACGATCTAATGGAATACTAAAATTTAAGGTAATTCCTGTTCCAAGAGCATAAGAATCCTTGTTAGTTCCTGAATAGTTTTCAGCCCAGTACAGTATACGACCGGGATTATCGGGTACACCATCCCCTATGGGTCTGCCCTCATCATCATAATCTCCTTCTAAATCTGTAGGATCGTACACTGGAGTGCTATATCTGTGGTCAAAAGGTCGCTGAAAATTTGTATTGAATGTTGAAAAGGGAGTGATATTCATCATAGGTCCCTGACAGACTATGTTTCCACCATATTGATTAGTATGAAAGTTACCATTATTGACATTGTAATTTTGATTTGTAACTGATCCTGTATTTGATTGACTTACTGCATTAGCTAATACTGATGTTGGAGAGAGAAGTATTAGTAAAGCTATTTTTGAAAGATTGATTGTGTGACTTGAACGCTTTCCGTGGTAATTTCTCGATTTATGGTTGTGACATTGGACAGCCCTGGTCCCATGTAACTTTCGGTCAGTTGAAAGGCTGCTCCATTTTTGGATTGCTTCCAAGTTGGTTTTGTACTGAAATCTAAACCAGTCCATGAGTAACTAACTCCATCTGTAGTTCCAATAGTTTTGACAGCACTTGGTACCATATTACCGCTGTCTTGTACTTCTACGCCAGTTCCAGAAACACTATAGGTATACCCTGAATTATAGTCTTTCGAAACAATTGATTCAACTATAGTTTGCTTTGTCGTAGTAGTAGAATTCATAGTCCCAGTTGTGAAGGCTCCAGTGATAGGCGAAGCCTTTAAAGGGACAGGTAAAAATATAAACAGCAATAATAGCCGTTTCATTAGTCTAGGGTTAGTCCAACAACAAATTGACCAGTAACACTAGTGCCCCCCGATCCTGGAGTTAGTACCATATCTCCTTTTGTATCGATAGTACCTGCGAGATCCCCTGCTGTCCCTGCACTTGTACTTGTAAGATCACCAAATGGTGAAACTTCACCGACTGTTAGGCTAGTAGCTACAGTGTCTCCAGCGGTATAACTAGAACTGAATGAGAAGGCATCTCCTGCACTTAGCTGAGAAGCTGTGATAGCTGTATAAGCATTTACGCCATTTGTAGCTGCTCCTAGACCGCCTACGCTGCCTGATGTTGTTCCGTCGGTAGTATTAACTCCTGAGCCACTTATGCTTAGAGAGTTACCGATACGATCTGCAGCGGTTGCTGCTGCTGAAACCTCTAGCTTTACTGATGAGCTGATTGAGTGATAGATATCAGCTTTTACACTAGGGGTTAATAAGATTATTAATAGTGGAAAATACTTTAACATTTGACTAAAACTAGGGCTTAGTACCTATAAGTTTACATGAGGGTAAACTTAGTATGTATGGGATAAAAAAATGACAGAAAATCCAAAAGAAAAGAAAGGTGTTTTCGCAAAAATAAAAGAAAACATAGATGACAAAGAAGAGCAGATAGCTTTTATTTCAGTCATTGTCAGACTGGTTGTACTCGGCTGGTCCGCATTCATCGTAAGCCTTAATTACATAAGTATTCCAGGCTATTCAAATGAGCCCAAGGATATCACATTTCCGGCTTCGATTCTGACAGCTGCGATTTCAACATTTGGGATTGAGGCATCACGTAAAAAGGGAGAAAAATCTAAAGATACAGAAAATAAATCTGGTGCAGTAACCACTCAGATTTTACGTATTGAACAGGCTCCAATCAAAATAATTACTGAGAGTACAGGTAAATGATATGTACAGTAATAGACCACAAAGAAACTGGGGAATCATAGCTGTAGTCTCGGTTTTAGGGATATCTAATCTCTCTTTAATGAATACTTTAGTTTCTCATAAACTAAAAAATCCTTTTCCTAATATAAATTTACCAGTAGGACCTTATACAAGTTATAGAGTTGTTACTTCAGAAAAAGGATATACTATCAGCTATAAGGCAAACGATCCTAAAATTCTAACCAGAGTAAAGGATTTAGAAGAACCTAAAGGTTTATTTGGTAATAAGAAAACTGAATTACATCTAAGAGAGACTTATACAATGCAAGGTGAAGGTAGTAAGAAAGATGTAGAGGGAACCGTAATGACTGATAAAGATATTGCTTGCATCAAAGTAGAAGGTAGTGGTAACTCTACAGGTAAGCTTGTAGGAGCCTCTGTGGGAGTTAAAGCTGCACCTATGTTTGCACAGGACAAAGGATCAGAAATAGGTGGACAAATAGCTAGAGACTACAATGATTGTTAATAAGGACTTCTAGGGTTATACTCGAAGTAGTTACTTATTAGACATGTCTTGCGGATTAGAAATGGAAAAGCTTAAAGATTTTGATAAGCAATTAGATGAGCAAGCTACAGGATTAGCAAATCAAATTCAACAATTAGAAACTCAGTTAGCTACTACTAAAAACACCTATTTGAAAGTTTTAGGTGCAAAAGAATTTTCAAATACATTAATACAAGAAGCTGAAAAAAATCATGAGGCTGTGGCTGAAGTGGTACCAGAGGCAAGTGGTGATTAAGATGTTAAGGGAGTTGAACAGAGATAGATATAAAGCCTTACAATTACTAGCAGATCATTTACGCACTCCATCGAAAGAGTTATGTTTAAATGCA